TGACATCCTTGGTTCCTGCGGAATAGTTAACTGCACTGTTGCTGTTGGAATTAGATAGTACCGTGGAACGGGTTATCGTGTTGCCGCTAGTAGCATACGTGCCAAGACCAACCTCAAAAGCAAGGTTGTTGTTATCGACAATCGCGTAATAGGTTGTATCCGCATTAGACAGTACAGAGGCAAAGGTACGGAAGTTAGGCTCCGCACCAGCGAGCGAAACAGCTCCCGTGCCTGTTGTTGTCGTGGTTTCTTTTACGCGATCTGCTACGACCAAAGCCATGACTAGGCAATCCTGATAATAGCGTTGGAGGCATCCGGTGTGGGGAACACAATAGTGAAGTCACCAGCACTGGACGACTTGTCGGAACCAAAGTCCAACACTAAAACGGTATCTGTAGTACCCGAGCCACCGCTAGTTGTCGTATTGTATATAAGTGCTCCACGCGCCGTCAGTGTTGACGAGCCGAATGTGAGATCGGCAAAGTCGGTCAGGGCTGTGGTTCCAGACAGCGTTGGGGTCACATTGGTGAGTGTCCCGCCACCTGCTGAGTAGCCTGTACCGCTAATCTCGTTTCCTGTGGTGTACGCTGTGGTTGCCGCATCAAAACTGGCTGAGTTGGTATACATCGCCAGCTTGAATGTGTGAGCACCGTTTGTAAAATTGTGAGCGCCAATAAGCAGTTCTTGCTTAAACGACGAACACATGAAGTTTCCGCTAAAAGCCATATCACATTCTCCTGATTAGTTCGGCTAGGTCTTTTTGCCCTGCATCCAGAAGGGCGTTATACACTGTAGTTCGGTCGCTGTTTGCGGCCTCTTTCATGTAGAAAACAAGAACCGCTCTAATGTGATCCTTGAATGCCTGCGCCTGTGCCTGTACTTCTGGCAACGCAGTATCGGCTACCGAGACGATCTTATCTAAGCATCTCTCAGCAATCTCTTCTGGGGTAAACCCCCTGTTCTCTGTAGTGTGAACCGCAACCCCACCTACCTCTACACCACTGCTTACACCAATCATGCTCTGGCTTTCCTCACTTCACCCGACCTGTAGCTGTCTGTTGTGCTGTAGCCTTCGCCCAACTGCTCCAGATTAGCCAGTGCCTCCATATACCTTTGGGTATACATCTGCATTAAATCAGGGTCGCCCTTCAAAAAGGTGTACGCCTCAACAAGACAGCCATACAAAAGCGTGGACTCTGCGTTGGTGCCGAGCCAGCTTGTGCCGTCTCCAGATGCGGTGATTGAGGTGGGTTTGTGAAAGTAGTGCAGTTCTGCGTCATAAGCAGAATTGGGGGTGGGGCCGAGAATAAACGCGGTGCGGCTGAAGATGCCGTAGTACTTGGGCGCTCCCTGTGTTGTTGTTAGCGGGTACGCCTGACGTATGAAGTTTACGTCCTTAAACATCAGATACTCAAAGCCAGAGTTGTCGATAGCTAACGAGTAGGGTGTCAAAAAATCTGTAGGCATGATCAGGTATTGATTACCGCTTGCCACAGACCCTGACACATTCTTACGAAAATCAGGCAGTTGCACGGCTTTGAGAATCTTGTCCTCTGCCTGCGTAATGATCGTTGTCAAATTATTGACAAACGTAGTCTCGTTTGACTCCGTGTAGTCCTGAATAGCCTGCTTTAGAGTCGTAAAGGTAAACGCCATCAGGATGTCTCCACTGTTACGCGCCCAACAGCACCCGCCATATCAAGGCCGACAGTGCGGCTTCCAAGCGCCGTATTGCCTCCCCCGACAGGATCGAACGCAGACAGTGACCGACTTTCATCAATACTGCTGTCAGGTCGCGGGAATCGTAACGCTTGCGGGTCGTTTGCATTGACATCCCCCAGCTTTAGCTGTGGCTGGTCTTGGTCTACAACGTCCCTGCCTACCAGAAGTCCGTTCCAACGACCATCCTCAATCTGTCTGACCAGATCACGCAACGGGTATCTAAACCCTGTCCGGTCACAAAAGCCAAAGGCTTTCGACCCTTTCGCGTAACTGCTCATAAATTGTTATATCCACCGGGGGCCATGTAAAGCGATGCCTTTTCTCTGGATGCATCTGCCGCCAGATTCCATTGCTCCTCGTACACCTCCCTGAGTGCCGGTGCCAACGGTATAGACTCAGGCTTCTTGCTCGCTATGTAATAAGCTAGACCAGCCACCATGCACGGCAGATACCGCGCTGGCACATCCATGTTGTTGGACGCTGGCTTTCCGGTGTCCTCTATCCTATCTAGGTAGTAGTACGCAAACGTGTAGGTGGTTGTTGCGTCTGGCACAGGCCAAAAATGCAACGTCAAGCCTGCTGGCTTGCGCTCAACGTAATACTGTAGCGGCCTGCCCTGCGTCAGCTTGTTGGTCTGGTGGGCATACTGACTCACCGAGATTCTCTGCATGGTCAGGTCAGACTGCTTTGAGGTGTCGCCTGCGTCAGTCCGCAACAGACCCTCAATAATGTCCTGCTTCTCCGAGGTCAAGTCGTATGACGAGGTGCCTGCGGTCAACGTCTGCGTAGCATCTCTTACTGTCCACAAGTTAAGACCACGGTTCTGCCACTCCAGCATCAACAAGTCCAGACTGCGCCGTGCTGTCCGGTAGTCATAGCCGCTTCGTAGCTCAGAGCCTGCTCGCTCAAACGCCTCTTCAAATATATCTGACAAGTCAAGAGTAAAGGCTGTCGTTCCGCTAGTCGCCATTAGACCTTCCTTCCTCTAGTCCTGCCCTTACGGGCCAAGCCGTTCCTGCATTTAGCCGCTTTGGTTTTCTTTGACTTGGGCGCATTTTTGATCTGCTTGCCCATCTGCGCTCTGCTTATAGGCATATTGTCACCAGTTCTTGCAAGACCAATAGCGAGCAGACATCTTGCTTGGCGGCTTGGAGTCGCACTTGTGTCTAGCGCGGAAAGACTTACGCCTTTTCGGCTGGCTCTTCTTGATCTTCATGTTCTTGTCGCCATAGCGGATGATTTTTTCTTTCCCATCCTCACACGCCTTGACCACAAACTTCTTCTTGGAGTGGCTGGGCGTTCGCTTTGGCTTGTTGCACGACATGGACTTTTTGTTGACCTTGCCGCCCGACTTGTAATACAGGCGCATTACTTTCGATGCCTCGACGTTTTCTTGGCAACCTTCTTGGGTTGCTTTGAATGTTGCTTGCCTTTCTTAGTATCTGCGCGTTTTTTCCGCGTGGTCGCGGCATACTCTTTGTCGGAAAGAGACTTGATGGCTTTCTCAGGAAGGTAACGCTCACCCGTGGCTTTCTTGCCTTGGGTGCTGGGCTTGCCAGACTTGGTGCGCCACTTTTGCTTAGTCCAGTTCTTGAGGGACTTTTGCGACTTCTTGAGGGCCATCAGTCTTTATATCCTCCCCCAGCTTTTTTGTACGCGGCGGCGGTCATTTGCGCTTTTCTAGCAGACCACTGTCCCGGCTTTCCACCCTTACCGCCAGCCTTTATTCGATTGAATATACGCTTACGCAGTCCGGGCTTAGTGTAGTTTCCAGCCTCGTTAACGCGAGACTTAGACTTCTTCTTTTTGGTTTTACCGCCTTTCTTGTAATACTCTCTCATCAGCCGTAATTCTTCTTCAACTTCAGAACGACAGAGTACGTGTCAGTGTCACTCGCGCCTGTGGTGGTAAAAAGAATGTCCCCTGTCTTGCCACCAGCGGCGGCATTGTTGGGTAGACCTACAAATTCAGAAAAGTCCAGCGTATCGCCATAGTCAGCGATTAGCTCCCATGCAAGAACATTGGTACTTGCATCGCAGAAAATCTGCACCCCCATGCCCTTGGTGGTATACCAAATGCACTCAATGTTGACACTGGTACACGCTCCTTTGCTTGCAGGGTCTGCACTCAACGTAGATACGTCCACCTTAGCCACTCCAGCTTCACCTGTGCCATCACTAATATTGGTGAAGTGCATGACTGCTGTGCGGGGACCATCTTCAATAATCGTGGTTGTGACTACATCAGCCATCTTGTCCTCCAGATAAGGGGGCTATGCCCCCGTCAGTTTATGATGCGTCTGAAGTACTAGAGATACCGAAGAACTTGAGCACAATGACTGTGTCGCTTCCGGGGTCGCCAGAAACTACAAGCTCGACTTCATCGCCAACTAGACCGCTTGCGCCAGTGGTAAAGCCAGACATACCTAAAACGCCGTTACAACCAAAGAATCCTTTGAATCCGGTTGTGTTCAGCGCGGCAGAGATGCCATCGACATAACCATCGGTGTCTGCGTCAGTACCAATGTCGTTGAGGTTTACAGCGTTTGTGGAAGCTGTGGTGACCGCTACGGTAACGCCCATAGGGATAAAGTTGACGGGAATTCCAACCGCAGTCTCTTTACCTGTCGTTGCCCCATTGGCTACGGTGATCGTGGCCTCATAGGTCTGCAACGTCATAGTGCTAGTAACAGCGCCTGTCGTGGAATTTTTGGTGATGTCTTGGAACCCGTTTTCAGAACGAACGGGACCGTTAAAAGTAGAAGTAGCCATGTGATTCTCCTGTCGTGGCTAGAGTCTAATGTTCCACATGGAACAATTAGTCAGGGAAAAAGGGGGCCGAAGCCCCCATGCTGTTAGGAAGTTCCGGGCGAGCCGTAAATTCCGAGTGGATCAGATACGCCAAAGCTGTATCTTTCACGGGCTTTGTAACGGACATTGCCCGTATCAAAGTCGCCATCCATTGATGTCTCCAACGCTGTTCTGTCGAAGTGCTTCATGCCGTTCGGTACATCGGTAATCAAGAAGAAGGCATTAACGTCAGTCAGGAAGTGATTGACAGAGTAGCCTTCTGGGATTGACCCGTTGTTGCGAAGGGCGTTGATGTCGTTGTCAGAAGTTCCGACTCGACCTTCAGTCTCAAGCAAACGAGTTGCTACAAACTGAAGTGCGGGGGGAACAATCAAACGACGAGGCCGTGCCGCGATCAACAGTCCACGCTCATCGGTAAATGCGGCGATATTAATCACAGCATCTTCCAGTGAGGTTTCGTTCAAATCAGCCGCAGTGGTGGGACGGTTGGAGTTAGTTCCACCGTTTACCAGAGGGTGAGATGTGCTGAACAGCGTTACGCCGTCACCAGATTGGAAGGTGTTGAAACCGTTATTCAACGGATTCGCTGACTTCACTTGCTTGGTATGCGCCATTGCCCTTGCAAGAGCTTTTGTATATCTTGCAGACAATGAGTCATATAGATTGTCCTCCATTGCTTCTTCTGTGATGGAGAAGCCGAGAGCAATCGTTTCATGATTATACCTAGCAGTGAACGACTCTTGCGCCGAGTCATAGCTGATGGCCGCGCCTTCAGCTTTAACTGGTGCGGCACCGAAGCCGGACAGCTTTACCTCTTCCTCAAACGAACGCTCAGATGATTCAGTTTCGTAAATCATCGTGTGTTCGTCGTCATACCGCTCGTATTCCAAGCCGAACAAGGCGTTCAGACCGGGGAGCAGTTCTTTCAACATTTGTGCGCGTGAAATAGCCATTTCCTAAGTCTCCTTAAACGCCGAGCTTGGTTTCGTAGGCATGGCTAAGTGGAAGGTACGTCACAATACAGTCGGTGAAAGCATCACCTACCGTACTCTTAGGCCCATCCACGAAGTCCACAATACGAAGCGGAAGCGTGTTGGTGGTTGCGATAGAGCCACCGTCAAGAGCATTCTTGCTCCTACCGATAGCAGTTGAGCCAGCAGTGCTGACAGCCGAGACGTTGTTACCCAGACCTGTCTGAGCAATTGCCTCGTCTCCCTGCATCTGGAACAACAGCTTGGGGTCATCCACGACATAAGCCATGATGTCACTTGCCGCTGTTGAGGCAGGGAAGTATTGGTTAAAGGTTAACTGACCAGTACCGGGATCAGTGTAGGAAACGCCGACAAAGATGCCGACAGTTCCTGCCACGACAGACGTAGTAACCGCCGCCTTTTCCAGAGTACCAGCCGCAACCAGCTTGACGAAATCGCCATAAAAGATGTCCGTGGCATAACCACTAGCAATCTTGATATGGCGCACTTTTCCGGTGAAAGAACCAGAAGCACTAAGAGTGCCTACGGGTTCTGCACCCATCGGAGTAGCCGCTGTAGCCATTTTAAGTCTCCAAACTTAGATTAAAGGCCAAAGCTCTCCGGTAAACCGGAGTCAGCCTCGACCAAAGGTAGTCCGAGTAGACCGCTCAGGATTCAGAACGGGCATTCGGGGATCGTTTTGCTTTAAGAAGTTGTTGTCCACAGACTCCATCTGGCTATCGGCAACCTGCTGATAATGGGCTTCCCTCGCCTCTGCATTAGCCTCTGGCTGTTTGCATAGGAGAAGTCCTCCAATTTCGATGTTTCCCGCAAAACGGGAGTCGATATCAGACATTACTTCTAGCTCTGGATGATCTTCTGCTTTAACAGGAACCCAACCCTCCCGAAACTTCTGGGAGACATTCGTGTTATCCGCGTGGCCCAATGTGCTGGTGCGTACCCACCTGAACACCCATCCGTCTTGCGGAGCGGGGTTCGGCAATACGGAGGCCGGAAGCCACGAATCGCTGGTTCTTGTTTCAACTTCTCTGGACTCTGCGTCCCTGTTTATGCGCTCTTCTGCCATTACTGAGCCTCCTTAACAAGCTGGTTGGCATATTGTTCGGGTGTTAACCCTAGCCTCTTGGCTAGGCTTAGCTGAGTGCGAGTCAGCTTCACCTTGCGTGGCTTCGCACCGTTATTCCGTGAGGAAGGCGCTGTGACCACGGGGGGACTTCTAGTGGCAGATACCTCTTGCGAGTCATCACCACCAAAGTATTCTGGAAACTTAGAGCGCATCGTGCGATCTATAGTCTCAAAGTATTCATCGGAGTTGGGGTCATACCCCTCGTCCCTGACAAGCCGCTCATGGACGCCATACGCCAGAGCAGTCATGTCTTTTTCCTGACCGAACCACTGATTGTCCTGCGCCCACTTAGCCGCCTTTTCGGTTGGCTGTGGTGGCGCTTGAACCTGTGGCTGTGGTTGTTGTACTGGCGGTTGCGGCTCTGGAAAACGCTGTGGCTGTTGAGCAACTCTTTGCCTTTCAGCATTCATCTGGTTCATCTGGTAATCAGCAGACTGAAACTCAGATTGAGCCTTGATCATAGCCTCTTGGGCTTCGACAACCTTATCCGTGTTTCCTTCTTCGTATGCTTGGCGATATTGACCTTTAGCTTGCTCCAGAGCCAAATTAGCTCGCTCTCGAATCTGATGAACCAGATACTGCTCGCCTTCTTGGATGATCGCATGATACTTCTTG